CACGCGAGATCAGCAGCTCACCATTGGTCACGTTGTAGCGCATATAGATGCTGCGCTTCGCGTTCTCGACGATCATCTCGCTCTTGTCCTGCGTGCGCACCAAGAGAATGTTCTCGACGTTCTGCGCCAGGAAGTTGGAGAGTGTGTCCGTCGCCAAATCGTAATGTGCATCGATGTCGTCGCGCATCATCGGAAGCTGCTCGTTGACGAACCAAGCCTCGACCTCGGCCGCGCTGAACGGGAGCCAGCCCTCTGCCTCGGCGATCTCGAGAGTGACCAGGGTGGCGGCTGCCAGCCCGTCCCAGAACCGCTCCGCCGCGGACGACCCGACCAAGCGAACTAACGCTGCGTGTTTCTCACTGACGCGTCGCTGGATCTCGGGCATGTGCTTACGGACGAACTGGATGAACGGCGGGGCGATATGCCCGTAGCACTTGCGCAGCTTGCTGAGAAACACGTTGCTCTCGAGCACCGCTTCGGACCGCGCCTCCAGGCTGTCATAGACCAGCTCAGGGAAGTGGATCTCGAAGACGCGCATAGAGCTGGCCGTGCCAGACTGGTTGCCCAACGCCAACTTGGCGTGGATAGCGCTGTTGGACGTGGTGATCATCACGACGGACTTGCTGTCGCTGACCGCCGGCTTGAGGTCGCCGTTGCGCAACGACATGATTTTGTCCGGCCGCGTCTGGCTGACGCTCAGGCACATCTCGCGCAGCGGCTTCGGGTCCATGAACGTGACTTCGTCCACTAGGAGCGGCATGTTCGAGTACGTCTTCATGTGGCTGTTGCGGCCGTTCTCGGTCATGCCTGACTGGAGGCCGTTCAAAGGCATCTTATCCGGGTGCCCCCACAAGCTGGCCGCGGCGAACATGGTTGTGCTCTTGGACGCGCCGGTCGGGCCGTAGAGGTTGAGGATCACGCCATGGTGGTCGGTCATGTGGAAGACGGAGGCGGCTAAGCTCGCGGCGATGACGAACTGGTTCTTGAGGTACTTTTTCTTGGCGTAAAACTTCAGCAGCTCATACTGCTGCTCCAGCGTGCCGCCGCAGTCGTCAGTACCTACGTGCATGGTGGCCTCGCGGCAGGTCTTCGTCAGGTTCGGGTCCCGCTTGACGCGGTCCGCCAGGATGAGCTGCTTCGGAAGCACGAAAGCGTCATAGGTGTCGGTCCACCCAAGATGCGTATGCTGCATCTGGTCCTCGACATACGCCTGCAACTTCTTGATATAGACGACCATGTACTGTTTAAGCTCCTGCACTTTCATAGGGTCAGGCAAAACGGTCTGGTTGGCAAGTAGCTCAGTGAGAAGGTCCGTCCGATAGAGCGTGCTCATAGGCACAGAGAACTGCACCGGCTCGCGCTTTGGCGGGTACGCCACAAAGTCCGCACTATACTCATGGGTCCTCGTGTTACGGACCAGCCGTATCGGGTACAGATCGCCGTCATAGATCATCTCGTCGCGGCTCTTGCCGTCAGCGCCGACGCCGATCTTCACGATCCCAGCGTGGCCCAACTGCCGGCGGTAATTATCCGGCGGGTTGACCAGCTCGATCTCTTCCTCTTCGCCCTCTGTCAGGCCGACAATTAACTTCGGCGCCTCCACCTCGACATAGCGCTTGGCGAAGTTGATCGGGAAGCCACTGCCTTGGGGGTCCCAGTGCGGGCACGCCTCGCAGGTCTTCCCGCCGCCAACTTCGTGCATCTTGAGGCAGGAGGTCGGCCCATACTGCATGGCCTGCGCGACTTTCTGCTCCGTATGGTCATAGTCGTAGTCGGGGTGCTCCTTCGAGAACTCATGGATCAGGTTCTCGCCGTCCTCCAGGCACCGGATGGTGGACAGTGCGAAGTACCAGCCGGACTGCGACTGTTTCGCTTGATCCATCATCATGTCATAAATAAACGGGCACGCCCGGCACAGTGCTTCGATGTCCGCCTTGGGACCATCATACTCGCGCTTGGTATTGTCGCCTAACGTCGCGAGCAAACGGCTCTGGATCGGATTCAGGTTCGTCGGGGAGGGGCTGCGTGTGGACTTGGCGACCGTGACGATCCCGGCGCGGATATGCGCATCGGAGACCGCCCGATAGAACTCGGCGTTGGGGATCTCTTGGCCGTCGTCGGTGTGGGTGAGGACGGGCTTGGGTGGCCGTCCGGCCTTGTTGTTGAGGGTGCCCGGCACGCGCAGCACCATCGAGGCGTCAGACACCTTCGAGGGATCGTGCGGGACTTGGTAATGGCGCAGCAGCTCGCCCAGCTTCTCGGCGGTCGCCTGCCACTCGGAGACCTCCATGTCGTCCTGCATCACCCAGTAGACATGGACTCCGTTGCCCGAGTTGTTGAGGATGTTCGGCGGCGGGATTTGCGCAGTGGTGACAAAGTCCAGTATGGCAGCAACGCCGTCGCGCTGGGTCGCCGCACGGACCATCTGCTCGTCGGTGGCACCCACATCGATGTCGATCGCAAACGCCTTCGCTTTGAAGGCGTTGGACTTCTCGCGCCAGTGCTTCTTGCCGTCGGCGCCGACATACTCCTTCTCGCGCATCGTGCAGACGGCGAAATAGACGTTATCGGATGACGCATGCTCGACCGCCACCGTCGCGGCAGCCAGAGGCGAGCCGACGCTGGTGTGGAGAAACCCAGGGCGATCCTTCGGCCATGCGACCGGGCGCATAGCCAGACAATGGAAGCCCTGCGCCGGATGGACCCGGCGCAGGAACGCTTCCGCCGCGGCGACAGCCGCGGGGTCTAGGACCCCATCGTCATCGATCAACGACGATACCCCTCCAACTCCGTCTGGAGTAGGGCCAACGCGCGCCATGCGGCCTTCGCGGTATGGGAGAGCCCGTCCACGTCATCCTTACCCCGATCGATGAGGTGGCGGATGATGCAGTCGGCGTGGTCGGTGCTCTTCTCCTTGGCCCAGTGCATGGGCTCCCCTGGGTTGTGCTGTTCGTTCCCCACGTAGGACACATGCGCCACCGCGGCTAATGCGTCAGGGAAGTAGTCTAGCAGGCCGCGTGCCATAGGGGTCTGTTTGCGCGTCACCGGGTCCGTGGAGCACACGGGGGCCGTGAGCACCATCGGATCTAACTTCATCTCGTATGTGGGCGCCTGAAAGGGACCATCGAACATATAAGTGTTCAGCCCGGCCCCGGCCATCGCCGCCTCCAGCCCATAATCATGGACTGGATTGAGCATCGGCGCCGCATACTCGGCTGCGGCATTCTGCGTTTTGTTGCAGGACCCATCACAATTTGCACACGGCATAGCTTACTCCCACTCGGACAGAAGAGCTTGGATCGCGGGATCATCCACCTTGGTCTTCGGGGTGGCGTCGCCAACCGGCTTCGGGGTCGCTTTGGGGGCGGCCTTGACCGGGGTCTGCTGCACGGGCTCTTCGTCCATAGTCACGGCCCCAGCAGCCTTCTGCACAGCAGCAACAGCCGCAGGGAGAGGCTTTTGATCGACTCGAGCCGGAGATTCAACTCGAGTGCCTTCTGCACCATCTGGCGTGTAGGTCCCATTGAGAAGCTCCTGAACCTTCTCGCTCTCCGCCAGATCGCACACTTTGTCCAGCTCGGCTTCGTCGATCTCACACTCCGAGTTGAAGAGCAGCTTCGGATAGCTCTCGTTGTTGTCGAACTTGATCCGCGTGACGACGCCCGGCAGGTTGAAGATACCGTTCGCCCGGAGGTTGTCCTTGTACTGCGAGAACGCGTACCAGCCCTGGAGCTGCTGGTCCTTGCTGTTCGCGTCCCAGTCTGACGTGATAGCGATCTTCAGGCGCAGCGGCTCGTGGTCCAAGTTGTTTGCCGGCACGACGACCAACATACGATGCGGAGCGCAGGCCGTGCTGGGCTTGCCCTGCGGCGTGATCTTGGAGCCCTTGACCGACTTGGGGCAGGACGCGCACTTGGTATGCTGCGGCTCCGGGACCGCGGTGTCCGGCTTCTCGCCGTCGACGCTCCAGCACAACGGCTTGGAGATATTCGCCGGATCGTACTCACCCTCGTAATACGCACGACCGCGCTTCTGACCGGCCGCCAGGATGATGACACGCACCATCGGGGTGGGGATCTCTTCGCCGTCGACGACGCGCATCACCTGCTTCTTCTCGCCGTTGGCGTTGATCGTCCACACCTTGCCGGCGAAGGTGAGGGACGGGACCGAGGTGTTCCCGGCGATGTTATTGCCGAGGCGCTCGAGCAGCTTGCGCTGGATCGGAGAAAGCTCCGCCAGATTGCGCCCGCCGACTTTAGTGACAGTCATATCGTTAGCCATTTATCAACTCTCCTTCTTCTGTTTTCGCATTGACCCGCATCTCCCAGAGCGTCAGGTCGGGTGGTGCGCACCAGCCGCGCTGGTGCATACTGATCAGAGGGAGCCACCCACCATCGTCCTTGCTGGTGACTGGGTGGGTGCAGATCCCCTCAGGGTGAAGTTGCTTGAGGTGCTTCCCGGCAAGCGACTTGTAATGGCGACAGCCATGGTCGCAGGCGCGCTTAGTCACAACCGGGATGCGCTTCTCGTGGGGCTTGTGGACGTGCTCGATTGGCGCGTTCTCATCGAACTTCCGCCAGTCCGGCCACTGCCTAGCTTCGTTCACCATGAGCTTCGCATCCAAGGCGGCGCAGACCATCTCGGGCGTATAGCCCGCACGCATGGCACCGTCGAACGCCAGGAGCAGCACGTCGATCCACTCGGTGAGGTCGCAGGGCGCCTTCTCGATCTCGGCGAGTTCCTTGCGGATATGCGCAATTACGCCACCGGTACGTTTACCGGGACCGAAGGTTTGCCGGCTCCAGAGACGCTGGCGCCGTAGGTGGACAAGCAGGTCGAACATCACTTCCTCCGTACCGTAACTTTCAGCTCGCGAATGACAGACACACCGGGCGGCGGCTCGCCGTGCTCCTTGAAGTAGGCAGCGACCGCAGTCTTCGTGACGCGACGCTCGAGAAACTCGAAGGCGTCGTTCTCCCCGATCCATGTGTAGAATGCGTCCCAGTCCGTCGCACGCGGTTTCATGTCCTCTTGTCGGATGATTGTCCCCGCACTCGTGCGGATGCTACTGGCGTTGTTCTCGTTCATCTCCGCCAGCATCTGGTTTGCGATCTTCTCCATCACCCGCTCGATATGGGCGGCCTTCGTCTCCGCCTCGCGCATGATGGCCTGGGCTGCATCCCGGAGCGACAGATAATCTGCCGCGGCTTTCTCCATGTCAAGTGCCATCGGTGCCTCCTTGCGTAACTGCGATCTTATAAAGGCGGAGCACGTTAGATTGCATCTCTGCGCGCGAGTCAAGAGTCTTATAGATCTCCCACTCGACAGGGTGCGCCCCAATGTGGACGACGTTCATTACGTTGACCTGCCCGGCCCGGTTGAAGCGTTCCACCACTTGCTGATACTCGTCATTCGAGAAGATGGGTGCGTAGAACACAAGCATATCGGCCTCAACTAAGTTGAGCCCATGTGCCATAACCTTAGGATGACACAAAAGTACCTGGGGGTCACTAGTATGTTTGAAGTTATGGATAATAGACTCTCTCTCCTTCAAAGAAACGTCGCCATTCAGGACGCCCACACTGTGGGTATTGCCGATCTCCGTCGCTAACGACCGGATGATGCCCTTGAACGGCACGATCACCAAAGTCTTCGCTTGCGCTTGCTCGATCGCATCCAGCACCAGCTTGGTCCGCGGCTGGTGTGGCAGCACCGTGTAGCTCTCGTCTCCCAAGCGGACACCACCGCAGAGGATCTGGCGCAGCTTGCTGAGCTGGTCGGCCGCGTTGACGGCGCTGATCTCCACGCCACTCTTCAGCTCGACCAGCATCTCGTCCTGCATAGCCTTGAACGCCCGCTTCTGCTCCGGCGTCAGCGGCGCGACCCACGAAACAGGTGGCAGCAACGGCGGCAAAGTCAGGCAGTCTTTCTTCTGGAGCCGGATCGCCGGCTGCATCACACTGTAGGCAAGCTCGTAGCCCTCAGCCCTCGGCACGTACTTCTTGAGGGTCCGGCCACCCGGTAGCGGCTTGGGCAGCTCGATCTCGGTCATCACCGCGCGACGGAACCCGCCGAAATGCTTCGGCACCCGCTCAGGGGATATGATCTTGGCCTGCGCCCAAACCTGCGCCGGGCTGTTCGCACACGGCGTTCCGGTCATCCACCACACGCGCATGTCGGGACGCAACAGCGCCTGGAGCCCGCGATACATATCCGTCAGGTGGTTCGAGAAGTTGGACCCTTCGTCGACGATGACCAAGTCGATCTCTGGGTTGTTGTGGATGTTCCGATGCACCTCCTCGATCGCGCAGCCGTCTTTGTTCAAGATGTAGAAATCCACGTCAGACTTCAGCATGTCGATGCGGTGTTGTCGCGTACCATGCACGACCGCCGCGGTGCGGTGCATCACTGTCTTGAAGACTTCTTCGCGCCACATGCCGGTCAGCGACAACGGACAGATGATCAGCGCCTTGCGGACCTTACCCTCGAGCATGAGCCAGTCGGCCGCCCATAGCGCCGAGCGCGTCTTGCCGGTGCCCATCTCGCTGAGATTGAAGCAACGGAAGTGCATCGTCATGAACTCGGAGATCAGACGCTGGTGATCCCACGGTGGCTGCCGGCCCGACCATTTATAGTATGTGCAGATCGGGCTCGGCGCTTCGATCCCCATGTTGCGCAGGATGCGGGTCTCTTCGACATCATGGCGCACAGCGAGGTTGTGCTCGCCGTGGTCCAGGGTACGGCTCCGCTGGACCACCTCGCGGATCGCGAAGGGGTCGGGATGCTGGAGCAGCAGCGTGCGTGTGGGAACGTGGACTTCCAGGTTCATCGGTGACAGCCATCTGCAACCGTCTCACTGACTTTCATGTCTAAACTCCATGGCCTGTCGTTTCTTAGCGCGCGCCCGGCGGTGCCGTATGGTGTCCGATAGCCGATGCGCTACGATAGCACACGGACCGCAGTAGATGCGGCCGCGCCTCACCTTATAGTAAATAAAGCGTTTACCGCACATCTTGCAGTTCGTGGCGTCCTGTATCACAACCATCACTCCATTTCCTGAGTTGCTCCGCAGAGAAGATATGGTAGAGCCCGTCGAAGCCTGCGAAGTCCGCCTCGACGACATATCGCTCTTCGCCCTTCTTTGTCAGAAAGCACGCACGCACCACACCGCGGAAGATGTAGCCATTGCGCTTGACGACATAGTCGTCGATCTCGAACTTCATACCGGCAGCTCCATCTGCTCGAACTTGGCGGCCTGCGGATAGTCGCCTTGGTCCTGATACTTGCCTTGGTAAGGCAACAGCGTCTTTTGATCGAGCTGGTGGAATACCAACTGCGCGATAGGCGATCCGGCCTCGATTTGCAGAGTGCTAGGGCCGTGGTTCGACAGCTCTAAAGTAAGGTGTCCACGCCAGCCGGGCTCGGCGACCGTGTTCTGGAGTGCAAGACCCCGGCGCGCCCAGGTCGACTTATCATGCACGATCGCCATGATGTGGCTCGGCAAGACCAACCGCTCCATGATTGACGCCAAGACGAACGCGCCGGGCCTTAAGTCGACCTTCTGAGCGATACGCACATCGTAGCCCGCCGCCGACAGCCCATACGTCATCCCCTGAGAGACAGTGCGCAGGAGAAACGGCTCAATCATCTTCCGGTCGTTCATGCAGTTATACTGAATAGTCTGTGCAGATAAGATCATCAGGTCACTTCCCACATAAGAGCGCGCGTGAGGTCTATCAGGCGCGCGGATCGCTCCGGGCTCTCAGGCTCGCCGGCACTGGCCGCTTCAGCCGCCGCCCCGAAAAGTGTCAGAAACTCATCAAAGAGTGGTAGACGGTCTGCATCCACCACGAACCCCATCCCTGCCTCGGACACGACAGAGGCCAAGAATGCTTTCTGCATCTTGGTTGGTGGGTTTTTCTTTACGTCGAGTTTTACCTCGACCGCGAAGAAGACGCCGCGCCAGATCGCATTGAAGTCCGAGATCCCCGAGCGGCTGAACTGCCCGGCCGCTGCCGCCCACCAGAAGCACCCGTGCTTATCGAAGATCTTCTTGACGCCGTTCTTCACGTCGCGTTCCAGAGGGTGTCTCAGTGTCATCGTGTTCTCTCCTTTTCATATCGATCCCCGTTTGAACGTCGACCAGTTCTATCGCGTCAGGATTGCGAGCAAAGAATACCTCGGCGAGCGTGCGGTCCGCGAACCAGTGGAACTTGCCGCCCCGCAACACATAGAACTCACTGGCACGAGAGGCGCGGGTTGCGGATCGTCGGGTCATCGCCCCTCCTCCTCTTCAGATAAATGTTCCTTCGGGTGTCGACCAAGTCTCTCGCGTCAAGATCGCTAGCAAAGAATATCTCGGCCTGTGTGCGGTCCGGAAACCAATGATGCGCGCCGGTGCGCAGCACCACGTAGAACTCAGGTTGGGGAGCGCAAGAAGCTTTTCGATACACCATTGGTTTTCCGTTTCGTTCCTATCACGCCGTGTCTATCCACCAGCGTCACCGCTGTTGAGTGCCTAGCGAACCACGACTCCGCGCTGGTCCGGTCCTCGAACATATGACTGCAACCCGACCGCATCCTCACCAGATAACGAAACTCGGGCGCGGTTGGTAGCTCCGTATACACAGGAACGACGCGGCCGTCAGCGCAGTGGGCATGAAAGCACTTGGGTCGCTCAACGCGGCTCCGACGATTGCGCCGTGGCATCTTTCACTTTCGTTTCGGGCGCCAGAACTGGCAGTCAGTCACAGGGCACCAGCCGTTGCATAGCCCGGACGGCTTCGCCGTCCAGACCTCAGTCTTATAAGCCTGCGCATAGTTGTGCAGGTCCGGCACAAACTCGTTCCACAGACTTGCCTGCTGGTCGATCGTGTAGACCGCCCGCGTCTCAGTCATCGTCTGTGCCCAGTAATACCGGGTGTCCACAACCTGCACCCCTTCTGCGAAGCAGTAGAGCGCTGACAGCTTGAGCTGCCGTTTGTCGTCGCGAACCTTTCCGGTCTTATAATCTAAGAGCTTCGCCGAGACAACCCCGTCATTCGCAACATGGTAACGACTGGCGTCTATGATGCCGCGATACCACACACCCTTATCGAAGAACCCCACGGGCTCCATCGCTCGGCTGAGACCGACCTTGCGTTCGGTCTCGACTCTGTAGCCAGTGTGTGGTTTCGCGGGCGGCGCCAATTGGGTGTCGATATATTGCTTATGCTTCTGGAGGTCCCGCGGCAGCGGGGTCGCCTTCTTGACATAGTCCTCGAACTGGCGATGGACCAAAGTCCCATAGGCCATCTCGGGCGTTGTCGTCGTCTGCACCGTTTTGTAAACGTACTGTGCAGCGTACATCTTCGGGCAGTTGCAGAACGTCGAGAGCGACGAGAAGGACCAAGGTTTAGGTGTCACCGGCCATAGATCCCTTTTGCTTGACGATACGCCCAGTCGAACGTGCGGGGGGTATCCGGTATCAGGTGATCGACCAAGTTGTTGTGCTTCTCGATGATCTCGTCCACCTTGCGGCCTAAGTGATCGAACCAAAGGCTAGTCATGTCCTCGAGTTCTTTGAGCCGAGCTTGCAGCTTCATCAGCTCGACCTTTTGTTCCGCAATGTATTTGTCGGCCTCTATCTTCGTCACAAACATACCAACCTCCTTCAGTGCGTCACACCACCTTGAGCGAGAAATTCCTGCCGCAGCAGCCCGAAGCCCTCCTTCTGTCCTAACCGTATCGCTTGCTTACAGCCCTCGCACTTGGGAAACTCATAATTGTTGAACTCGACGGCGTGGTAGGCCAGAAACCACCCGCGGAACCACTCGTAGAGCGCTTCGCGGTGCGCATAGTAATAAGGTCTGACGCGCCGGCCGCCGGCCATGTGATCCTTGGCGTGCTTGCCACGGTTGACACCGGCCAGAAAGTCTTCGGCGCAGTTGGCATCTACCGTCACCCAGAACGCCGACTCCTCGTCCGAGAACAGCTCCAGGGCATACCCTCTGAGGTATTCGTAGTTGGGGTCTTCGATTGTGTCACCATCAATCATCATCCCAATTCCTCCATGCCGTTCTGATGCATGAGGTGCAAGAGATTGGCAGCTTGATAGACCGCGTCGTTCAGCGCGTTGTGCGCAACGGCGTCGAAGGGAGGGATATCGTACACGTCCGCCGCCGCCTTGAACAGTCGGCGCATCGTGCGATAGCACGAGTCCATCCGATAGCTCCAAGGGCACGCGATGCCGCTCATGTCGAAGGCACGGCGTAGGATGACGTTGTCGAAGGTCGAGGCGTTGCCCCATACCGGGATGTTCAAAGGGGCGCCGGCGCTTACCATCTTGCGGTGGTGGTTGTACCACATCGAGAAGCCTTCGAGCGCGGTGTGGAAGTCCAGCTTCTCCATGCCCAGCCAGCTATCCAAGGCTTCGCGGCGGTCCTTGTCCATCCACCACATCAGCGTGCCCGCCTCGATGCTCTGCGCCTTCGTGCAGGTGCATGGGTCGATGGCAACGTGGAACTTGTCCCACGCCTCGATGGCGGCGACGTTGATGGCGCCGGCGTCGTTCGTATCGAACATCACAGCGCCTATGGAAATAATCAGCGCGTCGGGGCCGGTGCCCCACGTCTCCAGGTCAATCATACAGTGTTTCGCCATGGGTTCCTCCTTCAGTCTCCAGCTTCAACTTTCCGCAAGCGGTACTTGAGATGCTGCATGCGTTCGCGCATCAACTTGCATAAAGATACCGCTCGAAGAGGCTAATCGCAATGCGCGCACACCTTTAGTGCCTATTGCAAACAGGGTAGTGCCTTGTGCCGGAGATTTACCTGGAGCGCCATTCGGGCGTAAAAATTGTATTTTTCCACGCCAAAACAAACAAGCATCCGTATACGGCACTGCGTCTTGCCACCACGGGGCTGATGTACGATCTGGCACAAGCGCCAATCCATTGCCGTGCGTTATGAATTTTTGCAGCCAAGGGACTAAACCGTTTCGACCCCCAAACGGAGGGTTCATCCACACAAAGCCTTCCCAGGGTCGCTCTAGACTGTCCATTGTCAGGACGCGCTTCGCAGGCACCCAATCGACCACATCAAGTCCCGGATGGGCAACATCCATATCAAACTCGCACTGAAGCGCCTTAAAAACCTTAGGTGGAGTGTACCACTCATCGGTAGCACCAACAGCATGTTCGTGTAGCGCCATAGGTGCCTCCTTCAGTCTTCGACTTCAACTTTCTGCAAGCGGTACTTGAGATGCTGCATGCGTTCTTTGGTGTATTCCTCAGTGAACTCGCCGTACTGACCGCGGAGCTTCGCGATCTGTTTGCCGTTCTTATCCACACCGATGGACAGCACCTCGAACTTACGGCCGGTCTCGGTAGACACCAAGCATATCTTCGTGGCCATTCACGCAATCTCCTTCAAGTCACCCCACGACGCACCGATCTTGGCATCGAATGTCAGCGGGACGGGTGGGGTGAAGCCCCATGCCTTATCATAGGGTAAGTTGTTTAAGATGTCACGCATCTCGTAGGCCGCACGCTCGGATTTGTCCTTGGGGCAGTAGAAGTACAGGCCGTCGTGCAAGTCCCAAGCCAGATAGATACCGTGTGAGACACAATAGTCGTGCAAACACGAAACAGCTAGGTACTTCTGATCGGCGCCGGCGCCCTGGATCGGGAAGTTGATTGCCGTCGATTGCATAGACCATAGGTTCGCGTTAGAGCGATCCCATGCGCCTTTGATCTGAACACGGCGGCCGGCGATCGTCTCCACGTAGCCTAGCCGTTTGCCTCGTGCGATTTGCAGGTCCCAGTAGACTGGGACCAGCTCGTAAGTCTTGAGGTAGACCTTCGTGATGCGCTGCGCCTCTGGAAGTTCCAGAGGGATATCGTGTTGAACGCGTGCAACAGTCCTGAGTTTAGGCGGTCGGGTCCTATATTGCAATGACAAATTCGCCACCTTGCCCAACTTACGAATGCCTTTGCCTGCGCCTTCTTTGTTGGCTTTGACCCATGCGTAATCGTGCGTCGGATCGGGATCGATCTGCGCCGCCATGTAACTATGTGCGTCCTCACCGGGCATGCAAAGCTTGAGCATCGCCGGGTCTTTGGACAAGATAGCCATCCACTTGAACTCTTGCGAGGCGGCGTCGAACTCGAGCAAATCGTAGCCCGCCGGCGGAACGATCATCTTGCGAAACTGGCCGCCGCTCTTCATCTGGTGCAGCGCGAAGCCGGTGGGAATATCTGCGACTTTGCGCCCTTCCCTACGCTGCATCGAGCTGTAGGTGAGGCGACCCGAATATGTCCCGGCTAACCGAGCTTCCGGGTGCGTGCGCCCGTCGCCATTATAGGCCGTCGAGGCCGTCAGCGCGCCGATGAACTTGGACTTGAGGTTCAAGCCTTCACGCCACTTGCGTAGCGCGTTCGCTCGCGGATCGGTCAGTCCCAGCTCGTGCAGCACTTCCTTATCGGTTGACGGTGACGTGGCTAGCGTCCCGTCCTTCAGGATACGCGCCGAATTGAACTTGATAGGCGTCAACCCCCAATCCTCGAAGAGCACCTTTGCCATTTGCGCAGGTGAACCAATCGTCGCCTCAGTGACGCCCAGCGGCGCCAGGAGAGAGCTTGCCTCCAGGATCTGCTGCGACATGGCCGCATCGGCCGCGTGCAGGGCTTGGTGATCGACGTGCACCCCGTGGAAATTGGCGGCCGCGATCCAAGGGATCATGTCCGCCTCTAGGCGCGCGCAGGCTTTCTGCTGATCGTTGAGCTGCCGCCAGAAGCGCTCTGCAAGAATGAGCGTCGCGACCGTATCCAGCTTGTTGTAATGGAGAAGCCGCTCTAACGACTCCGGGTCGTTCGCCTGATAATCGATCCCGGCCTCGTAATTCGCCATGTGCGGGAGAAACTCCCGCACCGCGTTCTTCAGGTCGTAACTCCGTCGCTGGCTGGCATTAGTGGCTTCATACTCGGGCTCGAGGTCCAAGTGGCGCCAGAGGCGCATGCCGTCAATCCACTTGACGCGGAAGACCAAGTCGTGAAGTTCGTAGGCCAAGAGCCACGACACGTCAAACTGGACGTTCCAACCGACGATCCAGCGATCTTCATCTATGGCGCGCTGGAGCACATTCTTGACCAGCCAGTCTCTGCTGATCGGCATGACAGCGCCGTCCGTGCCGACGCTGTCGCCTTCGTTCCAAGTCGTCGCGACTGTCGAGAGCCATGCGTGGCGTTTCCGAAGACGCCAGGGTTGCAGCGCGTATTCGCGCCGACTCCCCTGGGTCTCCACGTCGAAGCATAGCGCCGTCGCCAGCCTGTCATCTATTCCACCCGCCAAACCCCCACTCCTTGCTTCGCGCCGGGCACGTCGGGGCCGCACAGGCTCCAGTTGCCGTTCTTTTCTCTCATGTAGACCAACCGCGACGCGAACTTGCGTCCCAGCTTCTTAGCCGCGACAGAGGTGCGGGTCGTGAAGGTGTTCTTGCGCTTGCCCTCCACGAAGAAGCACTCGCCGGGCTCCATCGTGTCGAAGGGATACTTCTTGGCGCGCAGGGCAGCTTGCCGGGCACCGCTCTCGGGCAGAGGGACGTTCTTGATGATCGAATACTGCATTTCCTAACTCCTTCAGCAAGCTCGCGTGGTGCGAACAGCCCGAATAATGTCAGAAGATGCGAAAGGTTGCACCCCTCGGAATGTACTTAGTCCGAACTCAGTTAATGCTCGAGAGATAGGCGACTGGCCGCCCTGCGTGCTGAACTTCGATGTCCTCCCACCCATTCAAATCCGCGGGGATGGCGGCCAGCATATCCTTCAACGAGATGTGCATGCTCGGGATGTGCATCTTCGGTTCGGGGCCGGGTTCAAGCACCGGCCGCTGCGTCTGCGTATCGAAGCCCTGCGTCTCCAGGTATCGCGTCAGCCGCGTCTCGATCCGGCGCACCCGGTCCAACGTCTCTTTGATCTGCCGCTCTGTCATGTCCATGGGCTTGTATGCTTTCCATGATCTCGGCCGCCTGCTCCCTGAGGCGGCTCCGAAGCGTATTATTCTTCTTGAGCGCGGGGCCGTCAAGCCCATCCAGTGCGGATGCAAGCACCTGCGCCTTGGCGCATGCTGCAGATATCTCGGTGTCGCCCGTGACGTTGAGCATGGGGAGCACGCGGATCACCTCCTGGAGAGCGCCCAGAGTGTCGTTGCGGAGCCTCCCGTCGTCGCGGATCGCCGCCACGAAACGGCCCAGGCTGTCGTTGAGGCGCCGGAGCACGTCGAACTGCGCGCGGGCGATCCGTTCGTTGGTCTCGACCTCGATCGCCTGCCGAACGCGCGCCGCTTGGTCCTTATCGATCCTGACCCGGAAGTCACCCGCCGCGGCAACTGGATCGATGCTCAGGACGGCATAGTAGCGCGGCCAGAGCTGGTCAGGCGCCGGGTAGTCGCCCTCATCGAAGCGCGTGCCCAGCCGGAAGCTCGCCCGGTCCAGGACGATAGGGTACACGTCCTCAATAAAAGTGCGGGCCGCCAGCTCGAACGCTGTCTTGCGCTCTGCATGGTCGTTCATGAAGTCGGTATAGGCCTGCCGCGTCAGAAGCCGGTCGCCATTGTCCTTCCACGGCAAAGTCCACTTGTAGAAGTTGGACCGGAGCGCGTTCGCCGCGGTGAGGATCGGCCGCATGGCGTCCTCGGGGATCAGGTGTTTGTTCATGCGTGCGCTCTGCGGCGCTGCGCCGGCGTCCGCCAGTGCGTCCTGCGTCCACTTCTTATCGAACTTCTGGCCGGACCACAGGCCGATCGAGAGATTGAGGACCATTGCCTCGTTTGCCAAGCTCATTTTTCCCATCCTTCCATCAGTTGCATGCGCGCATACATCAGCGCGGGCTCGAACTCTTCGAACGTCATCCGCCGCCCCATTTTGGTTCGGTCCACATAAGCGGCGGTGTAGCTGCCTTCGCGGCCGAAGACCACGAAACAATATCCCACGATCGGCGTATGGCACCTGAAGATGTACTCGACCACGTCCCCAGGCGTGGGGTTCGACGGGCCGAGGTCAAGCATGTTGTGCCAGACTTGCCCGTAGTCGTTGTCCAGATATAGGCCGCCGATGATCTTAGTCGAGCGTCGGATGATGTTGTTATGGATCGCGATCGCAAGACGCTCTTGGGCACTTCTTGCGTCCCAGGTCTCTCCCGTCACGTCCTCACTCTTACGGTCTTCGCCCATCCGGGGCACTCCGCGTTGGTTGTGCAGCAAATGATCAGCGGGTACGGCGTCTCCTGAGCCGGCCAAGGCGTCAGGCCGTCAGTGACCAAGATCGCCACCCGCGGTTCGTACTTCTCGATATAGCGCAGCGGCTTGCGCATGTCAGTGCCGCCGCCGCCTTTCGGCCGCAAGGCGCTCAGCTCCAACTCGCCTTCCTCGAAGACCTGCTCAGCCGAGCACGGCGTATCGTCCGCCCACACCACTCGAACACGCTCCGGGTGCATCTGCTCAGCAATGGCACCGGCCTCGGTCGCGATCAGGTCCAGCTCTTTCTGCCCGATGCTCGCGCTGGTGTCGCCGATGATCACCAGCTCGCCCATGCGGTCCATCTCGGCGTCGGAGTCGGGGAACACAAAGTCCGGGTAGAGCGCCGTCATGCGGCGGTTCTGCTTGTTCCAGGTCTCTTCGTTCGGGTTCATGCTGGCGATCGCGAAGTCGCGCAATAGCTCGTTCCAAGGGACTTGCGGCTCCGTCACACCGTTGATGAAGCGCCACATGGCGCCAGTCATCACACCGGCTTTCTCGCCGCGCGCCAGAATGCCGGCGGCCACGACGTTCTGCTTGATGCGCTCTTCGAGGTCGCTCTGTTCAGCCGGCGAACGCCCATCTGCACCAGGGCGGATATCTCTCCCCATCGCATCATCGGGCGGAAACTCCGGCGCGATCTTGTAAAGCTCCTCGGCGCTCTTGCCGTGTAAGGTCGCATCATAGATACACTTGTCCCATAGCGTGAAACCAAAGTCTTTCAGCATGCAGTTGGTCGCCATATCGATCGCCCACTGCCACTTCTGCGGATCGCGCCCCTTCGCGCGTGTGGTCGCATGGAACGCGATAATATGCACAAGCTCATGCAGCAGCGCGAAGAGCCGAACCGGCTCAGTCTGTGCCTCCAGGAAGTCGGGATTGTAGTAGATGGACTCACCGTCCGTCGCAAGCGTCGGGATGCTGCGATCCTCGATCATCGGCGTGCGGCACGCCAACGCCGCGAAGAAGATGTGCCGAAAGATTAGCTTGCCCTTAATGGCATCCATGATGTTTCGGCTAGTTGTTTTCGGCTTCAGCATTTTGTCCCTTTCTAGGTAATACGGGCATCCAAAGCCCATCCACAAGAGCCACCAATCGGCCGCCGTAGCGAACCTGCGCTATGCGTGCTTCAGTCTCATCCTCGAAGCAGCAGAATTCGTAGCGGCGCGCGCTTGTCTGAGGATAAAAAAACCCCCATCGCACTGGCTCGGCGGGTTTCAGCATGCGCCCCTCCTGCTGGTTGCGACCGTCGCCCACGTTACGCCGGCCTTGCGTTCAAGCTTACCACCATAGCGCGCGTGTGCGATACGCGCCTGGGTCTCATCGGTAAAGATTTGGTAGCCACTCATCGTGCTGGTCGGAGGGTAGCTCACTCTCCACATCGGTTCCTCCTTCAATTCGTACCCACTTGGGGGTCATCCCTTCGCCTTCCAGATACTCTAGCGTTCCACCGCAACGAGCATGCGCGATGCGTGCCTCAGTCTCATCGTAGAAGGCTTTGTAGGGCGCGTGTCCAGGCGGGGGATTACTATACTTCAGGCGCCACAGCGGTCTCATCGGCTTCTCCTTCTATGTCCTCCATGACCACGACGACCTCCCAGAACTGCCCGACTTGGCGTTCGAGCCGGCCGCCGTAGCGAACCTGCGCTATGCGTGCTTCGGTCTCATCGTCGAACGTCGTGTAGGTGCCCACGCCCTTCCCCACCGTGTCGAACATCCTGTAGAGGCCCACACACCCCTCCACCGCCTGCTCAGAGGGGAAGAAGAGCGCCCACTTTGTTGCTCTTGAAGTCATATCGGCTCCACTTTGCCAGTTTACGATTGTACTCCAGGACCACCCCGTCATATCGCGCCGCTTTGATGAGCGCAATCTCCAGAGTGCTGTAGAGAAGGCGCGTGCCATCAGGGAGCTTGACTAAGTAGCCCTCATCCGGCGCTCGATACCCCCACAAAACGTCATCATATGTCATACGGCCTCCACTTCTCCATCATAGACCTATGTCCTCCGCCCGGACCGCCGAGAGTAGATTACCATACCGCGTCCGCCGTTTCACCACGTGCGAATGGCCCTCGTAGTCGATATAGCACAACTTGTGCAGGTTCGATTCGTGCCGAAACGCAATCTCGGCTTGGATACGGCTGTTATATTTGCGATATTTGCCGGTCCAGCTCTCGACATACCACTCATAAGCGTCATGCGCCGGGAGCTCGATCGGTAAGGTCATGCGCTCTCTCTTTCAATAGTTGGCAGCCTTGTCTGGTTTCACGGTCAGATGAACCTCTCCACCTAGCGGAACCGAACCAAACCTTGTAGCGCCTTGCACGCTTGCCCGTTGACTGCCGCGGATGCAGGAAGGAACCAGCCCGCCGGTGGAAACTATTCGTCGACGACCTCTCGCCACGCTTGAAGGTCTTTATCCCAGCGCATCAGTGCCTCTTGCTTTCCGCCGTCGATCAGCCACTTCTGCGTGCTGGTATCCCAGCGCCACAGAGTGCCGCCGCACTGCGCGGCTTTGATGATTGCGACCTCGCGGTTCTTATAGAACGCGTGGCCGCCGCTTTTGTACTCGACTAAAAACGCTGCGTCAGCCACACAAGTCACCATACTTCTTGGCAAAATGTATGAAGCTCTGCGTATCGTGAAGGCGTGGGTCACGCTGAAGCGCTGTGCGCCATGCGATGATCGCCATCTCGGGCGTAAACCGATCCAAGTAAGCCGTCAAGGGTTTGATGTTCTTCACGTCCATGTGGCTCGAGACGTTAGTAACTGTCGCATATTGAAGCGAAAGCTCCTGAGGGACTGCAACGTGTTCCGGGTCTGCAATGATGCTCTCAATCGGGACCACGTTGCGCCAGATATCCAAGAAGCCCCAAATCTCGATGTTGATGCCTTCGCCGACCGCGCCTTCCATCGCGGCCTTCTTAGTGTGCAGCGGCATATCAGGGTCTTGGTAATAGGTCCAGGCGACCTCGGAGCTGCGCGGCGTCGCGAAGTTTGGATCGGTGCGGTTCGGCTGGAAGTCGAACAGGTGTTCCGGCTTCCACAGATAGAACGCCAGCTCTTCGGGCGTGCATCCTTTGCCCTGCCGGTAGATGCGATAGGCCTCCGGGTCCGCCACCACCTCTGCATGCGTCAGGCGGTTGCCGACAGTTGTCGGCATGCGGTTCGCAACACCACGGTCACTCTCGCGGTTGCCGGCGGCCAGGACGACGACGTTGGGCATAAGGACGTGCTCGCCGATCCGCTTCTCGTGGAGTAACTGCATGGCGACCGCCGAGACTTCTTTGGTAGCGGCGTTGATCTCATCCAGGAAGAGCAAGATCGGGTCTTCGGTCGGGAACCGATCGGCGTTCTTCTCGAAGGGCAAAGTCGCCGGCGGGAACCACACGGTCCTGTCCTCACGCACACCCAGCGCTCCGCGTAGGTCGATAGACCCGTATTGGCTGAGATGGAACTTGCAGAGATAGGCACCCATATCGTCCGCTAACTGCACCGCCGCGGCGGTCTTGCCGACGCCGGGTGCGCCCCACCACATGACGGCCTCACCGTGCCGGAAAGCAACGTGCTGCGCAAACTCTTTGGCTTGGGGAATGGTAAGCTTTTTCATGGTTTCTCCTTTCGTGTGATGGACTTGGGTCCGGGACGGCGCTTGCGCGGGCCGATCAGCTCATATGTGCTTGCGTCCTCGAAGAGTGATCCTCCGAAGAGCTCTTTCGCGCCTCGTCGGTTCGGGCGGAGATAGCCGTCCTGCTGGATGATAGTCTCCAGGCGCTCCGCGATCTCCGGGGGGAGGTCGTACCTCATGACATGCGCTCTGCGCATCGGGTAATTTGCGACATGGTTAAAAAGGCTCCAGTCTGCGGGTAAGGTCTGCGTGGATATCCACATAGGTCTCGATGACGTTGCCACCGACAGTACGGCTAAAATCCTCCGCAAGCTGGCGCGTCGAGAACGCACAAGCATAAGTGCCATTGGCGCCGTCATAATCGATATACGCGACTAGATAGATTGGTTTCTTTCTCATAGGGCCTCCCAGTTGGCTTCGATATAGTCGGCGATCTGCGCGAACGTGCATCCCGCATCATTGGCGCCCGCCAAGTTGTTATATCTGGTTTCTCCGAGGGCAATCGGCATGAGGTCCCTACGGTGTCCCCCAGGGCTGAACATACCTAGCTCATTCCGGATCGAGGGAGGGATGAACTGGGTAGCGCCCTCGAAGGCATAGCCGACCTGCACTTTCTCAGGCACGCGTCCGGTCATGTAGCAAGCGACGCCAAGACAGCAAAAGTCGCCTTCGATGCTCAGAAGGGAGCACTTGCCTTGCGTAAGCAGGCCAGACCGCAACCCCTTAACCCACAACTCCATTGCTTCTTTCTTCATAGGAACCTCCAATTAGCCTCGACATAGTCGGCGATTTCCTCGAATGTGCGCCCCATGTCATTGGCATCCGCCAGGGAGAAATAGAGCGAGCCGCCAATCTCGATCTCTTTGCCGTCCCTGCGACCGCCGAAATGATCGAACATATCAAGCGCTCTGCGCACCGACTCCGGCAAGCCGCCCGAGTCAAGCGAGAAAGAATAGGCATACCGTTCTTTCTCAGGCACGTCGCCTAACATGTGGCAGGCGACGCCAAGACAACAGAAGTCGCCTTCGAGAGTCAATAGGGCCTGTTTGCCTTGCGTGTACAGGCCAGACCGCAAACCCTTAACCCAGAGCTTCATTGCTGCTTCGTTCATAGTTCCTCCCAGTGCTCTTCGATCCAATCGGCGATCTGCTCGAACGTGCACCCGCCGTCATTAGCGTCGGCAAGTGAATAAAAAGTCGCACCGTCGATCGTGACGCGCCGGAACGGCGCGGCCTCGCCTGTCTTTATCTGCGCGCGCTGCCGCACGTCATGAGGCAACGTCGCGGTGGAGCCATCAAATTCATATTTACCATCGTAGACGCGCAGCACGTATCTTTTGTTGAGTACTTCACAAAGCACGCCAAGGCAGCAATTGCCGTGCTCGTCTTTCAGGGTGCCCTGCGTTTGCTTCCATCGTTTGGAGCGTAGCGCGGCAACCCACTGCATCGCAATGTCGTAGATCATGAGCAGGGACCCCACAAACGCGTGCACTCGCGAAAATCGAAACCTATGTCTTCGAGAATTGCCGCTGCGGCCCCGGGATTGGCGCGGACCCAGCCCTCCAGGTCCGTAGGCTCATCCCATGTGCTCCAGCCGTAACGATCGAACGCGGCCACGGTCGGATCGCGATCGACGATGAGCTTGGACTGGTCGATTTGCTTGACGTAGTCTAACAATCGCGAAGCGTGCAGCACGTCTTGACGCTCGGCTGACGAATGCGCCATCTCATACCCGACGCTTAGGTTCGTGCATTCCGGGATAAGATCAGCATAAGTGTCCGTGTCCGTGTACATGCCGGTCGGGTCCAGCTTATAGCCGGGCAAAAATGGCATGAGCGAGCGCGCAAACTTCTCAGAGCATGTTCGCCCCGACGCCTGATGAGTGATAATACTATCGTTACCTTTGCGATCGAAGGCAATCGCAAACTTGATACCTTCGAGGCTCGCCGCCGCGTGGTCACGTATCCATCGCGAACCTTGGCATCCGACTTCCTCGGCGCGGTGGAATATGTAAAGGCCGGGGACCTGCGCTTTGATCATTTCAAGCATGATCCAGATACCCGTGCCACAGTCAGCGCCTAGGCAGGAAGCGCTCGAGTTGGGATGCAGCTCCAGATATCGCCCGTCATACTGCACCGCGGCTTTGATAGGCTTAGAGTGCACGGTATCGGTATGGCATGACCACATGACGGGCGAGTGCTCATCTTCCGGAGTGAGAACGTCGAGCCAGTAGTTTCCGAACGCGTCCGCCGTTGCGCCTGTCGGCTCGATCACAGCCTCGCAGAAACGTTGCTCCAATGCGGAGCCGGCGGGCCGGCCCCATCGTAGGATATCACGTAGGTCCTCCCACGCTTTCGTCTTAAGCTGCAACGTCATTTTCAGCGACCTCCTCTTCATCTAAGCTATCCCGCGCATCGATATCGGCTTGCACCGCTGCCACATAATAGGCGTTTGTCGCCTCATCATAGATCACGCCATGCTGGCCATGCTCGATATCAGGGCTTGCGCACACGTAATCGGATTGCTCTAGGTCCTGATAGACCCGGACAGCGTCGCTTGCCCAATAGTATTCCTCTGTAAAACCACAGAAGGAGATATCATCCTCGTTGGCTTCGAAGCAGTAATCTGAGCCGTCGATGTCGACGCATGTATAATACTCGTTTGCGTACCATTCATAGGTCGCTGAGCATCGAAAATAGTTAGTATGCAGGCAATCCCGGCAGACGCTCTGCGTTCCCCGGTACATGTGAACCTCTGTCATGTGATCAGGATCGAACCACCCATCGCAGTCAGGACACTCAACGCTATTGTCGTCATCCTCGTCCGTCTTGGCAAAGCCGGTCGTCTCGCTGAAATGGATATCGCCATGTTTGCCAAGCTTGATCATTTGGGCGCCATTGCGCACGACAACTTCACCCCTATCGCACTCCCCATCGATGTAGGGTCCGACGATATGGTCAAGGTCACGAATGCAACGAATGTGGGCGCCATTGAACCCCTTGCCGATTCGATAATGGGTAAAGCCCATCTTCTCGAGCGCCACGCGCAAGCGCGCTTCGTTCGCCGGCACTCGATAATAAGTGCGTCCGTAGGCTTTTGTGTCAGGGCGCACCAGGCAACGCGCCTGAACTACTGAGCCCTCGACGTAGTACGCTAGCTTAAGATCGCTATCGCCATAGACGCGAACCGGATGTACGCTGCTGCGGTAGTGCTCGACCTCTTTGGACATGCAGCTCGCAGGACCGCTTAGATAGATGTCCTCAATCTCATCCGCTGTAGAGGCAAATAAGACTTCAACCTCTTTGGGTGGAGGCGCACAATATTTAGTTTTGTGCATCGCGACGAATGCGCCAATCTCCACGTCGCTCAAAACATCGCCATAAAACTTTTTCAGGTATCGACCGGGCGATATCTGCGTTTGGATATCGCGCTCGCCTTTGCTCATGTTCTCGGTATAGGCTAACTTGCTAAGGTCCTGTTTGCTAACATGCACGTAATGCCCGGCACGCCGCTCGTAGCCTTGCTGCCAGAACAGGCAATCCTTCCACGCGACCAAATCATACTCGTCCTGCATGCGCCTGGTTTCGCGCTCTTCCCAAGCGTGATAGATAATGGGCACTGGCTGGCCATACCAGCGCGCCATGCTGATGGTATCAAAAACAAACCGTTCGCCATACCACGCAAGCTCACCATTTTGTACAATCCATTTATTTGGCATTTCAGGTTCCTTTCGTTAGGTCTTTCGTATTATTCATGGCATCACGTATGCCAGCGCGGCCAAAGCCAGCGTGAGGATCGCAAGCTGCACTAGGATCGCAAGCTGCACTAGGATCGTATCTGAGAGATAATAACGAGGTCTCATATGCTTCCCTTTCTATGTCTCACGCTTCGCGCCTCGCGGCGCTGGCGGCCTCATTGCTCAGTTTTTCATACGCGGCCAGTAAGACGATCGCGGTATTTAAATACGCGAGGCCGCGCAAGGCGCGCGACGCCGGCGGGGGCTTATCCCATAGCACGCCTAAGCATGCGATATCAGGCTCAGCTATCGCATAGTGCATAGCTTCGCGCAAGCTCTTCAACTGCGCTATGATATGCGGCACGTCACTCATAACATCACACATGCCAACGCGGCGAAAGCCAGAGTGAAGATCACAAGCTGCACAAGGATCGCGCCGATATTGAGTAGTGTGTCCGAGATATAATAACGAGGTATCATAGCAAGAGCGCTCCAATGGTTAGAACCAACGCCATAGCTACCACACTCCCAACGAGCGCCAAGAGCAGAAGCCCCAGGACAACGCCAAGGTCCGATAGCATTTCGCCTACGTCACCGCGGTTCAGCCCCATAGCGCTTGACCGATGATGAAGCCTACAAAGCCCATACCAGCGCACATGATCGCGCCCGCCAGTGGATCGCCGCGCCATGACTTCGCCGATAGATAGAACGCGCCCCATACGCCGACGCCAAAGATGATCAACGTTATCACGTCGAAAACATAACCGAGCGGGCGCATGATAAGCAGCGTCCTGGCGGCCTCATCTGCCAGCTCAATGGCGATACAGCATCCAGCAACGGTCAGAATTTGCTTAGTGAGCTTATTCATCACATGCTCCTTTCTTTTGTGAGGTACGGCACAACAACGCACATGGGCTGCACCACGCGCAAGCGTGGTTTAATGCGTTCGCGCGTGAGGCGGTACTGGCGTATCGCTAAGTCTTTGTCGTCGTGGCCTAAGCCACCATTGATCACGTCGAAGCTCCACGTCGCGCGTCTATCGGCGCTCTCAGTCATAATCATGATCGGTTCCTTTCGGTGTTTGAGGCTAGCGCTCCTAATTCGCTCATGTCGGCGATACCAGTCCAGCCGTCATCCGCCTGAATAACAAAGCTGGGTTCCATATCAGGGTCCCTCAAGTGTTCGCTTTCGTGATCGTCGCACTCGCGCAAAACCGTGACGGCGTGACCACTAGGCGCGGTATTAAGGACGTAGCGCTCACCTAAGTACGCCTCGATACGCTCGCGCGTCGCGATAGGCGTCGCGACAAACAAATCTTGGCAGATCGGCACAAGCACTAGGCCGAAGTCACGCAAGCGTGTTTCATCGATGCATGCGGCTTGTTTGGCCGTCAACCAATCGCCGCTATCTAACTCGCGTGCCGACGGGCGATAGTTCAGGCGTTCCCGGTAATCAGTCATTGCTCTCACTCCCACGGATAATAGAATGAGCCGCATCATAGGCGGCCAGCAAGTCATGTTTCGCGGCGCGTAGCGCTTCGACCTTCGCGGCTAACGGTAGACGCATTGCGGCTAGGCGTGCCTCTGAATAGGCCGCATCGGCGGCCCGTAGAAGCGTTGCCGCTTCTACATCGTTCGTAAGCCATCCTTCAATCCCAAATCCATCGCTTGTGAACATCTTAGTCATCGGTATCGCCCTCCGCTTCGCCGCTGCACTGCATGCGCGCATCACAGTCTTCACACAGAATACGCAACCCGGCTTTACCCCAGGCTTTTGCATCGCACGAAGGGCACTGATATGTGAGCTTGTTGTTGCTCTTTTTCTTTGCGGCGCATTGCGCTACCTCACGCAGCAACGAATAGTCACTGGACGCTAACATGATGCGCGTGAGCGTGTCGAATGCGCCACCGGGCACAATGTAGTGCGTCATGTTCTGGCCGGTCCGCTTGCCGGTCGCAGTACCATCATGCGACGGCGTAAGCCCTACGCGGTCCATATAGGTGCCCCATTGGGCGTTGTGGTAGCCGTTGCGGCTTGGCTTGCCATACACTTGCTGCTCCAAGTGTGCCATTTCGTGGACGAGTGTCGAAAAGACCTCGAGCAACGGGCGCGCGAAGCCGGCTGGGTTTAGGGCTATTTCGTGAACCGCTCCGCCGTTCTCGGGCTCCTCATCCGCGATGGTCTCTGCCACAAACCTACCCGGCGAGAAATACCCATAGCAGCGGCGACCGGCGCGCAACGTCAAGAGACAGTCCGGCAGGCGGCCATCAAAGAGCGCGCGGTTATAACGATCGTATACCTCACTCAAAAGCGTGTAGGTATCGCGTGTGATATTCTCGTTGCTCATCTTTGCCTCACTCGCCCTTCAGCTTGTCGAGCCAATGATCCACAAAGGACTGTGACGGCTCGACGTCTTCGGCGCGATCGTCCCACGGTGCCATGCCGTACCGCGCGTAGCTTTCCGCCACAAACTCTTGCCACTCGCGGCACTCGCTCCCCGGCGCAGCTTGGCGATTGAACGCGTGCATCCAATCGTGGATGGTTTTAAGGGTTGTCGTGCTCATTTGTCTTACCTTTCTATGTCTCATCTCTTTCGATCTTTGTAGCGTACCCGCAACTTCTTAATAAAGTGTTAATGCGCACACGGCTTCAGAATGCGATCACGTTGGGATAATCGGCTAAGTTAGGCACAAACTCACCGTCTTGCTCGACCCAGAAACCGTCAGGAGCTCGAGTGACGCGATAGCCGTTGCCTTCGCGGAGGGCAACACGATCGCCGCTTTGGATGGACCTCTCTAGGTGGGCCAGCGTGACCAGCGCATCGTTTAGAGTGCCGGTGTACCTCCACTGCTGATAGTGGCCATCACCATCGTCGACGATCAGCGTAGCGGGGCGGCGCGCATTGGCGGGTGTGCCTTTGCCGTGGCCCCAAGAGGACACTAGCACGACATGGCCGGTCGGGGTTAGATGAACACTCATTGGATTACCTTTCTTTCTGATGTCTCACGCTGCGCGCCTATCGGCGCTTACGGTCTCTTTATCTCTCGATCTTTGTAGCGTACACCCAACTTCTTAACAAAAGGTTAAAGCTTCGCCAGCAAAAACACAAAAATCTCCCCAGTGAAGAACGCCACAATCGACGGCGTCAAGCGAAGCTCGTATCAGCTCCACCGCAGCGGTAGCGTCTCGCGTTTGGCAAAACGCCGCATGTGCCTCACGCCACTTGGCGGCGGCCTTGGCCCGGCACCCTTTATCGCTCTTGCGTCGCATCGATCGCGCACTCCACATGCCGCCGAAATTCGACCGCCCCAATAGCTAAGCGGTCTAGCGCCTCGAGGGCCGCCGCCACCAGCTCACGGCCGGTCAACTCTCGCCTGTGCGGGAGGGCCATGCAATGCGACTCATGCGCCGCGGCGAGCCGCACCAGCGCTTTTTCCCTATAGCCCCTATCTGTCTTTTTCCTCATTTTCCGTTTCTCCTATAATATCAATAGGTTAGCCGAAGTGAGTACCAAGCCCTACCAGCGAGTACCAAGGTGCCCGAAGGCTTGGTATCTCTATAAGTGCTTGATATTATTGGCTTTTCTCGATCGAGATACCAAAAATACCAAGATACCAAGCTATTTTTATAACTTAGGCCTGGGAGCCTGTCAAAACCTTTTAAATGGTATTTAAAATACGTTATAACTATAACTTTTCCGTACAACGTGTTGTACGTACCATTCAAAGTGTTTTGGGGTCGCGCGCGGGGGGTTGTTATAAAAAAGCCTGGTATTTTTGGTATTTTTGGTATTCCTATATATATATATATATAAGAGAACAAAGCTATAAAAAAGAGAAAGCCCCGTGGTTTCAAGCACTTAGGTTTTTTATAACTTGCAGCAGTATCGCACTGGCGTATACAGCTTTTGAGATACCAAACCTGGGTACCACCCTGGTATCGCCTGGTATCTTTGGTATTCGCACATAGTCTATAGACTTAGTGGACTAATCGCTAACCCATTGATATTACAAGGATTGCGGCGCTGGCGGCTAGCAGGGCCGCCAGCGCAAGCGCCGCGAGGCGCGCGACGTGGGACACTAAGAGCATCCCGTCACCTGGATAAAGACCCGTTTGGCGCCTCTGTTACAACGCGCCAGCGCCCGTAGCTCTTGCGAGTGACCTTTCTGCCAAGCGTAGCGTTGCCGGCGTTCTTCGGGCACGCCGTACGGATAGGGACATGCGCCGACATGCTCGCCCCGCAGCGCGGCGGCGCGGCCTTCGTTGTGAGCTTGGCTGACAGTATCGTATGCCATGGTCTAATCCTTTCACAGTAGCAACCAATACAGAAAGACATACCATCGAATGGCGCGTGTGTATAGCGGTAAATATACCGAAGTGTAATATGGTTAAGCGTTAGGGTTAATGCGCATTAGTATGTAGAGGTTAACTGATGTTAAGGTTAGGCGTTAGGGTTAACGCACGATCGAAGAAGAGCCTTGGATTAGGGTTAAGACTGCACGGCGGGCGGCTTCGCGCATTAGTGTGAATGATTAACCTTAACGCGCGAATCTCTCGCACCCAACTATCTGCTCGGGTGGTTAGCCGTTAGGGTTAACAAGAATTACTTGGGCGCTGATACCCCTTTGGGGGATTAGGGTTAACAAGTATGGTTAACGCGTGGTCGCCCACACATTTTTGCCCAATTTTAAGAATGTTATAATTATGACTTGTGAGTCCCCTCGCCGTACACTATTCTAACTATCTCGAACCTGAGGAGCGACAAAGTGAGGACACCGGTCCGCTACGAGATCCATGGTGAGCTGCTCACCGTGAAGGAAATCTGCGAGAGGTATGGCGTGAAGCAACCCGCCGTCTATGCGCGCCTGCGCAAAGGCGACCGTGGCGATGCCCTGGTGCGGGGCTGGTACTGGAGGAAGTGAAGAGACCGTCGAAGCCGGGGAGGCCGAGACGTGGGACAAAGAAGAGAGACGCAAAAAAGCGCCGCCACCCTTGGGTGACGACGCAAGTCAGTTGAACTGGAAGCCTTCGCAGGGCGCAAAAAGGCGCCGCCACCCTTGGGTGACGACGCAAGTCAGTGAGTGCGATGAGTACGTGGGCGCCCCTGTGGTCCCGAGGTTGGCCCGATCACTTCTAGGCTTGTTCAGCCGGTGCCGTGTGATTTGAGTACTATGGCCTAACTAGATGTCGAAGTCAACAGACTTCCCTTGCACCAATTCACGAATCCTTCGCTCAGTTCGGGTTTCTTTCTGGCGGTACGCGATCATGAAGTCGTGGCGCATGTCAACCAGAGTTTCGCGAAACCCGGACCAAGTCATCGCACCTTGGGCCACGTCGATCAGCGCTATCGGGATGACGATGCAGTAGCAGATCCCGAAGACCACCAGTTGGATCATCCGGCGGACCCAGATGGGGCGGACATCCATCAGCCAGTTCGCGAACCGGTCCACACGCGCCTCTAGGCGCCACCAGAAATCATCCATAGGCGGAGAACTCCTCGGTTCGTATCGGAGTAAGGCTGCCTGCCCCCGTAGCAACAGCGAAGTCATGCTTTCGTGTGGCCGCTGCGGAAACACTGCGCAGTGATCCAACCGGGTCCGTATAGAGACCCAGACCAGGTTCATGAGTCGCCAGCGGACACGCGGCGGGCACGACAGGTTCGGCGTGGTGTACGGCGGGTATTTGCTGATCACTCATCCCACCCCCGACGGTATCGGATCGCCAAGGTCAGCCAGAGCAAGCTCGCCGACAAGATGACGAAGGTCCCGGCCCAGGCACACCACTGCCTCAGATGGGCGAAGTACCACACATCCCAGAAGCTCCACGCCGTGTAGAAGAAAGTGAGGTGCCAGAACACCCCCTTGATCTCGCGGTCGCGATGGAGCCGAGCGCAGTTGAGGAACTGGAACACCCCGGCGGTCGTCTCGAGAAGGCCTGTGACCAGGTCAGACGGGTCTATGGTCAAGGGAGACCCCTTCAGTTCGGCGGATAGCTTGACGTATTACCATCGGAGAGAGTAGAGGACAAGAGGAAGAGACCGCAAGCGCCGCGAGGCGCGCAGCGTGGGACAAGAGTAAGAGACCGTCGAGGCCCCCCGGCCGAGACGTGGGACACAAGAATGCCTGACGATCTTATGCTCGCGCGTCTCGAGAACGCCCGTAACCCCGCACTCCTGGCGTGGCCGCCCACCTTCGCGATCGAAGTCGCGATGCACACGGGCACCCCCAAGGAGATCTGCGAGGAATACAACATCTCCCGCGAGGAGTGGGAGCAGATCAAAGTCCATCCGGCGTTCATCGCCGAGGTCGCCGGCGTCATGGAGGCCCTCCGGGAGGAGGGTTTGGACTTCAAGATGCGCGCGAAGCTCCAGGCAGTGGACCTGTTGCGCACATCCTGGGCGATGATCCACTCGAAAGGCGACGAAGTGCCGGCCTCGGTCAAGGCGGACCTGATCAAAGCGACGATTCGATGGGCTGGATACGACCAGAAGGCCACCGGAGGCGGCGACGACAACCGCACCGCGTTCCAAATCAACATCAAACTGGATAGATAAAGAGACCGTAGGCGCCGCGAGGCGCGCAACGAGGGACACAGAAGAGTGGGTATAGCCGAGGTTTTGGTCATTATTTGCTTAGCTGCGCCCGGCCCGGAGGCCTGCGACCTGGATACGGCCCTCCAGGCACGCCATTATCCGGTCCAAACATGCGCTGACGCCCCCCAGCTCGAGGCTCTCCAGGTCCTGATGTTCGATATGCAGGTCGGATACGACCGAAATGACCTGTTGATAGGCACGATGTGCCTGGATGGAGGGGTCTGATGCCTGAGCTGATCGACTATACACCCCCGCCGACCGTCCGCGAGTTCATTCGGGACATGCGCCCACGTGAGTTGTTCTATTCGTTCATCACCGGACCCTACGGCAGCGGTAAAACTACCGGACTTTTCATGAAACTGGTGCGGATGGCCTCCCTCCAGGCCCCCCAACACGACAAAATCCGCCGGACGAAGTGCGTTATAGTCCGAAACACCACCCCGCAGCTCAAGGATACGACCATCGCGTCGTGGAACATCTGGTTTAAGGACGGGCAGGCGGGCACATGGCGCGCTACCGAGCGCAATTTCACCCTCCGGTTCGGTGATGTCGAGTGCGAAGTCCTCTTCAGACCTCTGGATACCCCCGACGACATTACCCGGGTGCTCTCTTTGGACCTGACCTTCGCCATTTTGGACGAGTTCGTCCAGATTCCCCGTGCGATCGTCGAGGCGCTGTCCGGCCGTTTAGGCCGATACCCCGCCCCCAAGGACGGCGGCGCCACCAACTGGGGTATGTGGGGCGCATCCAACCCGGATACCGAGGATAATTGGTGGCACGACTACCTATTCGGGCCTTCCGTGACCCGTGTGGACCTTCCTCCCAACTTCGCGACGCTGACCGACGCCGAATGGGCCGAATGGGAGCGCCCTTACCGCGAGGACACCAACAACGTCCACTATTTCCGGCAGCCCGGCGGCCTGGACCCCACCGCGGAGAACCTGGAGAACCTGCCACCCCGCGACGGCTCTCCGGCGTACTATACAAATCTGGCCAAAGGCAAAAGCAAAGAGTGGATCGAGCAGTTCATCAATGGCAACTGGGGCTTCTCCGCGGCGGGCAAGCCCGTCGTCAGCACGTTCAACCCCAAGCTCCACATTTCCAAATCCCCGCTGCTGTTCCAACCGGCTTATCCTCTGGTCATTGGGTTAGATCCCGGTCTCGAGGGGACGGGCGTGGTCTTCGGGCAGGAGGATATGGACGGCCGGCTCCTGGTGCTCGGCGAGATCGCGGTGCAGGACTACTCGACCGAGCGGCTGATCGCTGAGAAGCTTCGTCCTTACCTCAACCGCCGGTTCCCCAACGCCGAGGTGATCATTGCGCCGGACCCGGCTGCCGCCAACCGCGCGCAGAGCGACGCTCGAGCGGTTGTGGATGTGCTGAAGAAGCACTGGCCGGGTCGTGTGAAGATCGAGACAGACAACCGACTGCCTCGACGCCTGGACGCGATCGACTATTATACGACACGTCTGGTGGACGGCGAGCCCGCACTTGTGATAGACGAGAAACAGTGCCCACAGCTTATCCGGGCATTGCGTGGCGGTTGGCGCTTCGAGGTTGTGACCAAAAACGACACTCAGAAGGCGATGCCGGAGAAGAACCAGTCGTCCCACATCGGCGACAGTTTTGGGTATTTGTGCCGGTACTTCCACAAGCAGCAGGAGCGTGGCATTCGGCCCGGTCAAGTTGCCGCGGAGATGGGGCGGCGACCGCCGATCTCGAGAGGCGTGAGGTATAACTTTCGATGAGTGAATCTGAAGCCGTCATGATGAACAACGCCAGCCCGCCCGGTGTGGACGTGCCCGGCGACGACACACCTACGGCGAAGATCAACCCAGAGGCCCTCAAGGCTTTAGGCTACAACCTCACCCATTTGTTCACCCAATATCGCTCCGACCGCCGCATCCAGGAGCTGCGCTGGCTGCGCAACCTGCGGCAGTACCTGGGCTACTATGACCCCGAGGTCGAGAGCCAGCTCTCGGCCGAGCGCTCGCGCGCGTTCCCCAAGATCACCCGCGTCAAGTGCATCACGATGCTGGCTCAGATCATGGAGCTGATGTTTCCGTCCGACGATCGCAACTGGACGCTGGCGGCGCGGCCGAGCCCGGATATGTCCAAGGACGACCTCCAGAAAGCCATCGCCGCGAAGCAAGCGCTGGACCAAGCCAGCGGCGGCCCGCCCCCGACCGTGGACATGGACTACGTGATGGAGGCGATCCAAGAGCTGGCGACTGAGCGCGCCCGCGCGTTAGCGACGGAGATCGAGGACCAGCTCGAGGAGTTGGGCGGCGATCAGAGCTACGACTATGTCGCGCTCAATCAGGAGGCTCTGGCCTCGGGCATTCTCTATGGGCTCGGGGTTCTCGAGGGTCCCTACGCGCGCGAGGTCGAGACGACCACTTGGACCATGCAGGGCGGGCAGCCGGTCGGCAAGCGCACCAAGAGCTACATGCCTCAGTTCGATGTCCTGTCGGTCTGGGAGTTCTATCCTGATTTAGCTGCCAAGCGGCTCGAGGACGGCGACGGGTACTTCAAGCGCAAGGTGATGAGCCGCTCGCAGGTGCGGGATCTGGCGGACCGGCCGGACTTTTTCGCGGATGTGATCAAGGACTATCTCAAGTCCCACCAGATCGGCAACTACCGGCCGCAGGAGTTCGAGACCGAGCTGCGGTCCATGGGCGTCAAGATGAACGTCAACGAGACGAAGATCGAGACGACCAAGTTCGAGATCATAATCTGGAAGGGGAAGGTCGACGGGACGCAGCTCATCAACTGCGGCGTCGAGGTTCCCGAGAGCAAATTAGCCAACCAAGTGGACGCTGAAGTCTGGCTGCTGGACGGCTATGTCATCCGGGCGATCATGAACCCATGGGCCGATCTGGGCGTGGATGTGAAGACGGCTCACTACTTCGTCTTCGACCGCGACGACACGGCGCCGATCGGCTTCGGCCTGCCCAATGTGATCCGCGACACCCAGATGTCCATCTCCGCGGCGACGCGCATGCTCCTGGACAATGCCTCGGTGGTCTGCGGCCCGATGCTCGAGATGAACACGGCGCTGCTCCGGCCCGATCAGGACCTGACGGCGATCGCTGCCTACAAGACGTTCTATCGCGATGACGAAGGCCTGACGGCGCAGTGGCCCGCGGTGCGCAACGTCGAGATCGACGGGCACATCCAGGAGCTGTCTGGGATCATCGAGCTGTTCCTCAAGTTCATCGACTTGGAGACGTTCACCAATCCGTTAGCCGGCGG